ATGTGATGATGATGATGTAACATGATGATGATGACGTAATGTGATGATGATGATGATGTAACATGATGACGTAATGTGATGATGATGACGTAGTTTGATTTCATGTAATGAAATAGGGGGGTGTACTATTCTATGCTCGACATCTTCTTTTCACCTTCGGTGACTATAACTGACCCGTTTTATCACTCTAAAGAGTGGCAACTGATTGCATAACAGTTGTCTTATCACTGTAAGTGATTGATTTGTATACATCTTTGATGTAAAAGGTGAGGTGTTGCATTAATTGTTTTTTCACCTCGCGCCATGACCTTGCATAATGCCCGTAATTGTATGTATATGTAGAGGTGGGCGGGGGCCAGTGGGGGTGGCGTAGATACTATACATGTAGAAACACACAGATCAGTAAAATGAGAGTGTTAACCACATTACATATACACTGGTGTACACACTTCGAGGTATATCACAATTGGTGACAGTATGTTACAATACATCACAAAAGGTGTAACAATGTCGATTAGGGATTGACATGGGGGGTAAGTTGTGTAAAACTATGTATATAGTATATTCGGGTAGGGTCACTTAAGTGATACACGTACAGTGATACATAAACATGTATATATACTAGCTTATAATAATATATAACTATATATACATATTAGTACATACGTACAGTGATAAGCAATTAGATTAAGTATAAGTGATGATTGCCGATAGGCGAGGAAACTTGTACATACATACAGATTAAGTATTGACAATGACAAAGAAATCAGTAAAACTATATACAGACAATGTTCTTAAAGAGTTTTATAACCATGTATTAAATGGTAACTTAAAGAACTTACATATTCCCCATAGCGATGTATACTATGTAAGGACTGCAGTGGAAGGTCACTACGGTGAGAAGTTTACGTTAGAGCATGTAGAGTGGGCTATGCGTAAAGAAGGATGGACGGATTAACAAATGACTGTTGAGTATCGTGGAGAAACATTTAGTGGGTACAATAAACCTAAGCGTACACCTAAGCACCCAAAGAAGTCACACGTAGTATTAGCTAAAGAAGGTACTACGATTAAGATGATACGCTTTGGTGAGCAAGGTGCAAGTACTGCAGGTAAACCTAAGCAGGGTGAATCAGATAAGATGAAAAAGAAACGTGCATCTTTTAAAGCACGACACGGTAAGAATATAGCTCGTGGTAAATTGAGTGCAGCTTACTGGGCAGATAAAGTTAAATGGTAATTTAGGAGAATTATTATGGGTAAAGCAAAAGAGTTACGTAAATTTTTAGGCGGTGAAGTTCCGACATCTTCAAGAAGGAAAAAAAAGATAGATGCCCTACTAGCCGCAAAGGAAAGAAAACTTTTAGAGAAAGCACAAGCGGAGGCTAGGAAGTTAGCTAGGGTTAAACAAAAAGAACAATCCATGGGCGGTACTATTAATACAGAACCACGTAAAGTTGTACTGGATGATAAGGTTACTAAAAAACTTGATGATAAAAAACCACAAGATGATATAGAGCGTGGTAAGGCAGCAGTAGGTAACACTTCAGCCATGCTTACTAAACCCGGCCTTAAACCTTTGTCTCTGGCTGTGTACCGATCTCTACCAACTTCCAAGCGTGTCGCTTTGGGTAGGGAAGCTAAGAAGGCTTATGACGCTGGCGATATAGATAAATCTACATACGAAACTATCATTGACCGCATTGACGCTGCAGAGTTGTCCAAAGTTGGACGTGCTATGGAGCAGGGTAGATCAAACAAAAGAGCTAAGCCAGTGACACTTCCTCCCGCAATGGACTTTAGTAAAGGTGGATCACCCATGAAAGCAAAGATGCCATATGGTAAGAGCTACAACAAAGGTGGTTACGCTAACTGTGGTGCATCTGTGTCAGGTACACAAGGGCGTGGTAAGAAGTAATTGCAACCTATCTCAATAGTGCATAACGGTATTGCATTCTTGTCTGTAGTATGGTATAACTAAGTATGTTATAACTATCTTTGTAAGGTATGGCCTTACACCTACAGGAGATAGAATAATATGTTTAAGAGAATAATAAATAAAATTGTAGCAAGTCGTCAAGCAAGTGCTAACATATGGATACTAAATCATATGTCCGACAGAGAACTACGTGACATAGGAATGAACCGACATGACATCCAAAACAAAGTCAAAAGTAAATGAGGCAGGAAATTATACTAAGCCTACTATGCGGAGGGATTTGTTTAATCGCATTAAACGGGGTAGCTCTGGGGGGCCGGCCAATAAATGGTCTGCACGTAAAGCGCAACTATTGGCAAAAAGATATAAAGCAAATGGAGGAGGATATAAGACATGAAGGGTGTATCACATTATAAAAAAGATGGCACTGAATTTAAAGGCGTAACTCATAAGATGGGTGACGGCTCTTTACATACAGGTAAGACTCACACTAAAACAAGTGTAAAGTTATTTCATTATAAAGATTTAAACAAAACAGCAAAGGCTAAAGTAGATGGCAAAAACAAAAAGTCAAAGAAGCCTTAGTCAATGGACCAAGCAAGACTGGAAAACTAAAAGTGGTAAACCATCTACGCAAGGACCAAATGCTACAGGAGAACGATACCTTCCTAGTAATGCTATTAAGTCGTTGTCGAGTGCCGAGTACAATGCTACTTCAAAAGCTAAGAGAGCCGGAACTAAAGCCGGCAATCAATATGTAGCTCAACCTAAGAAGATTGCAGATAAAGTAAAACGTTTTAGGAAAACTTAATATGACAAAGTTTGAAGATATAGATAAAGATAAAAGCGGCTCAATCGAGAAGAGTGAGTGGGACGCATTGTTGCTTGATGACAAACGTAGACAGATTGACGATGAAGACTCAAAGCGAGATCAACAACGTAAGATGGTTTGGTTTGCACTTATAGGTATGCTTATCTATCCTTTAACTATTATTATTACAGCTATAGCTGGGTTGACTGAAGCTACAGCAGGATTAACTTCCATAGCTGGTGTGTACTTCATTGCCGTAAGTGCAATCGTAGGTGCATTCTTTGGCTTCACTAATACAAAGAAAAAGGATGAATTTTAATGTTAGGTATTATTAATAGTGTAGCTGGACTAGCTACTGCATTCATTGACGGTAAGACAGTTGTAAAGAAAGCTGAAGCTGAAACAAAGATGAAGATCGCTACAGGCGAGATTGATTGGGACATTGAAGCTATGAAGGCTACACAAAATAGCTGGAAAGACGAATGGATTACTTTACTATTTAGTATTCCCTTAATACTTGCGTTCTGCGGAGAATGGGGTAATCAAATTGTTCAGGCGGGTTTCATAGCTTTAGAAGTTATGCCTGATTGGTATCAATACTCACTAGGTGGGATTGTAAGTGCCAGCATTGGTATGCGTGGCGTAAGTAAATATTTTGGAAAGAAATAGTAACATGACAAAAGATAATGAACCAGCATGGTTAAAGTCCATGAAAAAAGAAGCTGATAAGTTAGGTGTACCACTCAAAGACTTACTTGTAATGAAAACAAGAAATCCTAAAACACCAGCTAATAAGGGTAAGAAAAAAGCTGCAACAATGACAGCCTCTAAAGGCGGAATGCCTGTGGTTAAAAAGAAACCTAAAACTATGATGAACTATGGCGGCATGGCTAAGAAAAAGAAATACTAGTAGGGTTTATTATGAAAGAAAACTTTAATAAATGTCTAAAGATGTTGCTGGCTCACGAAGGTGGTTACGTTAATCACCCCAGTGACCCCGGTGGCATGACTAATCTTGGTGTAACTAAACGTGTCTACGACGAGTGGATAGGTCGTGAGTCTACTGAACAAGAGATGCGTGACTTAACACCCGAAGATGTAGCTCCGATATACAAGAAGAACTACTGGGATCGAGTTAAAGGAGATTCACTTCCTTCTGGTTTGGACTGGGCCTGTCTGGACTGGGCCGTTAATTCTGGATCGGGTAGACCTGCAAAAGCTGTGCAACGCGCAGTTGGGGCTACAGCAGACGGGGCTATTGGTCCTAATACGCTACAGCTTATAGCTGAAAAGGATGCTAAGTACATTATTGATTATGTGTATTCAGTACGTCAAGGTTTTTATGAAGGACTTAATACGTATAAAACTTTTGGGCGTGGCTGGACTCGACGTAACAAAGAGACACTTGAGCAAGCTTTGCATATGATAGAGGAATAATATGGCACGTGAGTTAACAGACCGTCAGAAGAAATTCTTAGCTGTCCTTATGGATGAGGCAGGTGGAGACATAGCTACCGCTAAGAGTATGGCAGGTTACTCTGCTAATACTACAAACACTGAAATTACTAACAGCCTTAAAGATGAGATACTAGATGTAACTCATAGCTACTTAGCACGTAATGTACCTAAAGCTGCAATGGCTATGGTAGGTGCATTGTACGATCCTACTGAGTTAGGCATTCGTGATAAGATGGCGGCAGCTAAAGAACTACTAGATCGTACTGGTTTAGTTAAAACTGAGAAAGTTCAAGTTGAAGCTAAGGGTGGCGTAATGCTTATGCCAGCTAAAGAAGTACAGGAAGAGGAAGAGTAATGACAAAAAGATTTGGGCACACAGACTATCGTAATCTTAATAAAATAAAAACTATTAAAATTAAACCCATAAAGCCGGGGCTTCCTATTAGACGTGAACGGATTCCCGGTCTTGAGCGAGATAAGGATGGTAACATCACGGATAGAGATGGAACATAGTATAGGAATAGAATGACTAAGACACTAGGTACATGGAAGTTACCACAACCAACAGACATTAAAGAAGATAATCTATGGGTATCAATACCACGTGTAGCAAGAACTATTCCATTTGGGTACGAAATAAATCCAGAAGATAACGGAATCCTCTTGCCAATTAGTAATCAACTTGATATGCTTGAGCAAGCGAAGAAATACATAAAACAGTATTCGTATCGAGAAGTAGCTAACTGGCTTTCAAGAAATACAGGTAGAACTATATCTCACGTAGGATTAAAGAAACGGTTGGATAATGAGCGACAAAGAAAAAACAAAGCTGGAAGCCTTCGCAGATGGGCAGACTATGCAAAAAAGGCAATCGCCAAAGCGGAAGAAATCGAAAACTCAAGGATCGGTGCAAAAGAAATCCAAGGCAAAGAAACAGCAGCCTAGTCCAGAAGTTATACTGGAAGAGTTTACTGATATGGTTGAAGAAGACCATAACATAATATTTAAACCTAACGTCGGGCCACAAACAGACTTCCTTGCAGCAAGTGATCGTGAGGTGCTCTATGGAGGCTCAGCAGGGGGTGGTAAGTCTTACGCTATGTTAGCTGACCCTTTGAGGTACATGGGCAACCCAGCCTTCGCAGGAGTCCTCTTACGACATACTACGGAAGAACTAAGAGAACTTATAACTAAGTCACAAGAAATGTACCCTAAGATTTGGCCGGGAATTAAATGGTCAGAACGTAAGATGACATGGACTGCACCATCTGGTGCTACACTGTGGTTGAGTTACCTAGACAAAGACCAAGACGTTACAAGATACCAAGGTTTAGCATTTAGTTGGATTGGGTTTGATGAGCTTACACAGTGGGCTACACCTTTTGCTTGGAACTATATGAGAAGTCGATTAAGATCGGCAGACCCTGACCTTCCTCTTTGTATGAGAGCTACTACAAACCCCGGCGGTAGAGGGCATCACTGGGTTAAGAAAATGTTTATTGACCCTGCACCGGCAGGTAAGTCTTTCATAGCTACAGACATAGATACTAAAGAAGAATTAAAATACCCAGCGGGACATGCCAAAGCAGGTAAGCCATTATTCAAACGTAAGTTTATACCTGCTCGTCTATCTGATAATCCCTACCTAGCTGAACAAGGTGACTATGAAGCAATGCTTCTATCACTACCTGAGCAACAGCGCAAGAGATTACTTGAAGGTGATTGGGATGTACAAGAAGGTGCAGCCTTTACTGAGTTTGATAGAGGCGTACATGTAATTGAACCATTCTTAATACCTTCTAACTGGACTAAGTTTAGAGCGTGTGACTATGGATACGGAAGTTGGTCAGGTGTAGTATGGATTGCAGTAAGTCCAAGCGAGCAGTTAATTGTATACAGAGAGTTATACGTAACTAAAGTACTTGCAACTGACTTAGCGGACATGGTACTAGAAGCCGAAGTAGGCGACGGTGCAATTAGATACGGTGTACTTGATAGTTCTTTGTGGCACAAACGCGGTGACACTGGACCTTCACTGGCAGAGCAGATGGTACAGAAGGGATGTCGATGGCGTCCTTCAGATAGATCAAAGGGTTCTCGTGTAGCAGGTAAGAACGAAATACACAGACGGTTACAAGTAGATGAATACACAGAAAAACCAAGGCTTGTATTCTTTAATACTTGCACAAACATAATAGCACAGCTACCGGCACTACCAATAGATAAAAGAAACCCAGAAGATATTGATACACACGCAGAAGACCACTTGTATGATGCGCTAAGATATGGTATCATGTCAAGACCAAGATTTAGTGTATTTGACTTTAATACAACTAACGGACCTACGAATAGTATGCGTATAGCAGATACTACATTTGGATATTAAGGAAAATTAAATGGCAGAAGAAAACGAAGGCTTTATTGAAGATGACGCTATTGCTCTAGAAGATAGTGACAACTCAGTAGTGGATGATGCAGATGCTTCTAAAATTATTCCTTTCATTATGGAAAAGTATAATCGCGCAGATGATTACCGTCAACAAGATGAAGATCGTTGGTTAAAAGCTTACCGTAACTATCGTGGATTGTATAGTCCAGAAGTACAGTTTACAGAAGCTGAGAAGTCTAGAGTCTTTATTAAAGTAACTAAGACTAAAACATTAGCGGCCTATGGTCAAATTGTAGATGTATTATTTGCGGCACAAAAGTTTCCTTTAACTGTAGACCCTACTGAACTTCCAGAGGGTGTAGTTGCAGATGTACACTTTGATCCTAAAGAACCAGAGCAACTACGTGAGTCTGCTTTAGATGAAGTAGTAAGTCCTTACGGTTTTGCGGGTGATGGTAAAGACTTACCTGCCGGTGCAACTGAAAAGACATTAGCAGATAGTCTAGGCCCACTTAAAGATAAGTTTGAGGACATCGAAGGTGTTCGTCAAGGTGTAGGTAAAACACCTACTGCAGTTACTTTTAGTCCTGCAATGATTGCAGCTAAGATGATGCAAAAGAAAATACATGACCAGTTAGATGAATCAAGTGCAAGTAAACATCTTCGTAGCACTGCCTTTGAGATGGCACTGTTTGGTACTGGTGTAATGAAAGGTCCATTTGCTGTAGATAAAGAGTATCCTAATTGGGATGATGACGGTGAGTATTCACCTACTATTAAAACTGTTCCACAGGTATCTCATGTATCTGTATGGAACTTCTATCCTGATCCAGATGCTAATAATATGGATGAAGCACAGTTTGTAATAGAACGACACAAGATGTCTCGCACACAGTTAAGAGCTTTAAAGCGTCGCCCATTCTTTCGTTCTAACGTTATTGATGATGCTATACAGCTTGGGGAAAATTATAATAAAGAACACTGGGAAGATGATCTATCTGATTATGCACCAGAGCATGGCATTGAACGCTTTGAAGTACTAGAGTACTGGGGCATGGTAGATGTCGAGATGCTTATAGAACAGGGCGTAGAGATACCAAAAGAACTAGAGACTGTAGATGAGTTACAAGCTAACGTATGGATTTGTAATGGTAAGTTACTTCGTATGGTTATGAATCCTTTCAAGCCTGCGCGTATTCCTTACATGGCTGCACCATATGAACTTAATCCTTACAGCTTCTTTGGCGTAGGTATTGCTGAGAATATGGACGATACACAAACTTTGATGAACGGGTTTATGCGTATGGCTGTAGATAATGCTGTACTGTCAGGTAACTTGATCTTAGAGGTAGATGAAACTAACTTAGTTCCCGGACAAGATATGTCTGTGTACCCCGGAAAAGTGTTTCGGAGACAGGGGGGTGCACCCGGACAGGCCATCTTCGGCACAAAGTTTCCTAATGTATCTCAAGAGAATTTACAACTGTTTGACAAAGCACGAGTACTTGCAGATGAATCAACTGGCTTTCCATCTTTTGCTCACGGGCAAACAGGCGTGTCAGGTGTAGGACGTACAGCTTCAGGTATAAGTATGTTAATGGGTGCGGCACAAGGTGGCGTTAAGAACGTAATTAAGAATGTAGACGATTACTTGTTGCGCCCACTAGGTGAGGGTCTATTCAGATTTAACATGCAGTTTGATTATGATCCAATGATTAAAGGTGACTTAGAAGTTAAGGCTCGTGGTACAGAAAGCTTAATGGCTAATGAGGTACGTAGTCAAAGACTAATGCAGTTTATGCAAATTGCTTCTAGCCCTACACTTGCACCCTTTGCAAAATTCCAATACATTATACGGGAGATTGCAACATCTCTAGAACTAGACCCTGACAAAGTAACTAACAACATGAATGAAGCCGCAATTCAAGCTGAACTTATGAAGGGTTTCCAACAACCCGCACCAGAGCAAGGAGCACCGGCAGGTGCAGACGCAATGGACCCATCAGGAGCTGGAGGTGGTAACATAGGCACAGGCCAAGTACCACTACCGCAAGAACAAGGATTTAGTGGTAATGAACAACAAGGAGCACCTCAACAAGCTCAAGGGGCTGGTCAACAACCACCAGCAGTGGGACCAGTTTAGTGAATATTTAGATGAACTTATATCACAACAACATCGTGCTATGGAACAGACTGACAATGATAATATTATATATAGAGCGCAAGGTGCTATCTTTCAACTACGTAGATTGAAGTTATTACGTGATGAAGTATTAAAGGCTAACTAAAGGAAATAACTGATGATGAATCGACAAATGGAAATGTTTAATGATGGTGGCCTCAAAGATGAAGGTGGCATGATAGACGAAGAATCTGGAAATAGTGTACCAATTGGTGGCACTAGAGAAGGTGTTCGTGATGACATACCCGCTAACATAAGCGAGGGTGAATTTATATTTCCTGCAGATGTCGTAAGGTATCATGGTTTAGATAAGATGATGGCACTACGTCAAGAAGCTAAGATGGGCTTAAAGAAGATGGAAGCTATGGGTCAGATGGGTAATAATGACGAAGCTACTATGCCAGATGATATGCCGTTTGAAATGGCAGACCTTATGATTATAGGTGATGACGGTGAAGACGTACAAGATTTTGCCGTAGGTGGTATTGCAATGCAACCATCTGGTGTAACTAGAACCTTGCCTACAAGTGCATCGACTGACCGTTCTGTAAACACTTCTTCTACTCGTCCTCTTACACCTGTACAACCTATACCACCTCAAGACAGACCATTGGCAACATTTAAAGATTTAATGGGCGATAAGTATATGGAAATGCGTGAGTATCGTAATGCCGCTGGTAGCGTTCTTATGATTCCTTTCATAAATGGTGTACCGTCCTTGCCTATTCCTGTAGGATATGATTTATACAATTCAGACGACACGGCTACACCACCGGATGCTACACCCGTTCCTCCAGTTGTTGAGGATATTATTGCTGACACTAGAGAAGAAGATAGTGTTAGGGAAGATAGAATGAACCAAGACCCACCACCACCTACAGAAGCTGAATTTGACGCTATGACAGCGGCAGAGTATTCTAGTTACATGAATACTACAGTAGGTTTTAATCGTACTATTGCTAAGGTAGTAATGGGAATGTTTGGACCCATAGGATTTGTTGGCATGGCTCTTATGGAAGCACAAGATAGAAAAAATGTTGCCCGTTTAGATAAGTACATAACGTCAGGTAAATTTTCTAAAGTAGAGCAACAGAGTTTATTAGATATTAGAGCAAAAGTTGTAGAACAATCTGGTGGTCTATTAGCTGGTATAGTAGATAAAGTTACTAGCAAGTTTGGCGTTGCCCCAGAGTTAACAAAACAAATTACAAAGGTTGCGGAGCAACTAAAAAAGGTAGATAATCCTGTAGCTATTAAAGAGGATGGTACGGCTACATTATCCGCAGAGGTAAATCCTAGTTTTAGTGATGCTAGAGAGGCTAGTCTTTCACAAACACCTAGTACTTCATCATTTAATCCTAGAAGAGAAGCTAGTCTTTCACAAACACCCACTTCTACAATTGATCCTAGAAGAGAAGCTAGTTTTTCACAAACACCCACTTCTACAATTGATCCTAGAAGAGAAGCTAGTTTTTCACAAACACCCACTTCTACAATTAACATGGAAAGAGATTTAGGTGCACCTGCAACTGCACCCTTACCAAACTTACCAAACCGAACGTTTAGGGACATGTCTCCTACGGCAGTACAGACTCGCGATAGTTTTTACGGGACAGATCAAAATACCCCTATGCCTATAAATACTTCTACCTATACAGCACCATCATCTATGAACCTTCCTCCTATAGTAAATCGTGAAGACCCAGAGATTGGTAAATCTGTTGTAACATTAGATACTCCTGTAGTTCGTGCTCCACCTTTAGACAACACTCGCCCTGCAGATTATACAACCCCTACTGGTGTATTACCTTTTATGCAACCTGTAGTAAATGATAGAATTACTGCACTTAATACATTACCAGACCCTACAATAGGCACAAATGATAACTATCCAAAATTTAGTTTTGAACCAGATGAAAGCGGTGTATACCGTGCAGTAGGTAGTTATCCAGAATATAACAATGCTGGTGATCCTGTTTTAGGTTTAGGGCTACCACAAAATAGAGACGCAGGTATATTAAACCCAACCGAACAAAATCAAGTGACAGCTTTACCTACTGAAACTAGAGATGTATCGCAGTACACTGCACCAAAATCTATGACAACCCCTGCCGTTGATCCTAGAAAAGCTACTGACGGTTATGGTAGAGATATTGCACCTGTCAGTGTTGATCCTAGAAAAGCTACTGACGGTTATGGTAGAGATATTGCACCTGTCAGTGTTGATCCTAGAAAAGCTACCGACGGTTATGGTAGAGATATTGCACCATCGCCAATTAGCATGGAAAGAGATTTAGTAGGTGCGGCTACTACTTCATCAAATGTAACTTCACCAATTCCACCATTGCGTCCAAAGGACTTAAGTAGCAATGTAATTTCAAACGTTACAGACACTGCTACTAGTGATATTACTAATAATAGCATAGTAAAAAAACGTGAACCTGTAAAAACATATAAGGCGGGTCAGTCTACTATGAGTACTGCATGGAATAATTTACTTGATGCTAATTTAGGTAGAGCAATGCAAGACAATAAAAGTGCAGGCAAGCAGGGTGGTACAACAGTAAATAACTATGTAGTAGGACAAGTTTCCGACGGTACTTCAACAGGAGTTTTGTCAGACAAAGATGGTTTTGCAATTAGATCATCTACAGGTAAAAATGTATTTATAGATGAGCAGGGTGCATACCATAAACCTACTCTGGTTGAAATGATTAAGTTTGGTCTTAGTTATAGACAACGTGAAGTTGGTGAGTATGATCGTAATGCAATTAGTATTGCTAGTACAAATAGAAAAACTACAGTTACACCAGACAGAAAAGGTGAATTATCTACAAGTTCAAAAGCTAAACTTGGAACGGACGCAAGTGGTGGTGATCCAAACATGGCAGGTGCAACATGGACAAATCAACCGGGAACTAATGTATTAACACGTACCTTTGATCCTGCTAATAGACGAGATAATAATGACCGAGATGATAATGAAGGTACAACTTTTGCCCCTTCTATATCAAAAGAATTTAACACTACCTATGCCGATAGACAAAAAGATAACTTTAATGCTCCCGCTAAGTCTAAAGCAAAGGCTGGACAAGGTAGTAGTTATGGTAATTCTGAAGCTGGTGGTGGTGGCTCAGGTGATGGCGGCGGTAAAATTGTATGTACCGCTATGAATAATTCATATGGCTTTGGCTCATATCGTCAAGCTATTTGGTTATCTTATTCAGAAAAGAGCTTGACAAAGGCACACGAAGTAGGTTATCATATATTATTCCAACCACTTGTTGATATAGCGTATAAAAATAATAACAAGTTTGTTAGAACTATCCTAGAAAATATTGCTAGACACCGTACTGCAGACTTACGTGCGGAGATGCAAGGTAAGAAACGAGATACTCTAGGACGTGTATACCGATCTATACTAGAACCCATCTGTTACCTCGTAGGTAAATATAAAATGTTTAGGAATAAGTAACATGGAATTTGAAGATTATAAAATGAATGTGGGTAATCGTTTTGATTTATTACCCCCAGAAGATAAACAACAAATAATAGATTTAATACAATCCCCAGCGGGACAAATAGTAGTAAGTTTATTAGGTCCAGAATTGTTGGGTGAATTAGAACCACCTGCACCTGCACCTAGACGACGTGGTTTAGCAGCACGATAATCTGCTATATATGTATACTGGCTACTCATCCCCCATATACGGCTACGGTGGCTCCAGTTAGGAAAATATAATGAACGATAGTATTTTGGCAGAAGATATGACGCCACAAAATACGGTAGCATTTGCTAACCGAAAATACAGTAATGAAGACAAGCGTAAGATGGAAGAGGAAGAACTAGAAAAACTTATTGCAGAACAAAATAACTCTGCAGAAGAAACATCTAGTGAAGAATCTGAAGTTCCTGCAAATGCAGAAGAGAAAAGTTTTAAGAAACGTTATGGTGATCTTCGTCGCCATATGCAAGATAAAGAAAAGACATGGGAAGACAAGCTTAAAAGTATTGAACGTCAGCTTGACCAGTCTACTAAACAAGAAATTAAATTACCTAAGTCCGATGAAGACATTGACGCATGGGCAAAACAATACCCCGATGTAGCAGCCATTGTAGAAACTATTGCAATTAAAAAAGCACGTGAACAATCTGCAGGTCTAGAAGATCGTGTAAAAGAAATTGATAATATGAAAGCTGATGCAACTCGTCAGAAAGCTGAAGTAGAATTAATGACTGTACACCCTGACTTTGGTGAAATTAGAGATAGTGATGAGTTCCATGAATGGGCAGACAATCAGCCTAAGTGGGTACAAGACGCTCTATATGAAAATGCCGATGACTCTCGGTCTGCATCCCGTGCAATTGACTTGTACAAAATGGATGCCGGTATAAAAACAAATAAACCTGCAACTTCGAAAGATGCTGCACGTTCTGTAAATAATAGGACAGATCGAAGTAAACCTGACGCTAACAATTCTAAAGGCGTATACAAAGAATCACAGGTAGCTAAGATGTCCCCACAACAATACGAAAAGGCTTCCGATGCAATAATGGAATCTATTCGTGGTGGTACATTTATTTACGATATGTCGGGCAATGCTCGGTAAAAGCTATTGACATCTAAGTTATTTATGATATAACTATATGTACAATGTATTAATGCGGCCCCTATACGGATACCCGCATTAGTAATACACTAAAATTACGCAAACAACAATAACGCTTTCGGACAACCTAATGTTTCGTGGCCCGTTTTATTAGAAGGTAGGCCAACTTTCTGAAGAACGCACCCTAGTAGAACTTAGCCTCTGTATAAGTCATTAGTCGTTTGCATCTGTATCTAATGCTAAGGAGAATTATTATGGCATTCGGAACCGCTGGTGGTTATAACAGTTTACCAAATGGTAACTTTTCACCAATTATCTACAGCAAACAGGTGCAACTTGCATTCCGCAAAGCATCTGTCTGTGAGGCAATTACTAACTCTGATTATTTTGGAGAAATTGCAAATATGGGTGACTCAGTAAAAATTATTAAAGAACCTGAGATCACTGTTCAACCCTATCTGAGGGGCACGACAATAACGCCACAAGATTTAGACGATGAGGACTTTTCATTGACAATCGACAAAGCGAATTATTTTGCTTTTAAGGTTGACGATATAGAAGAAGCCCATTCCCACGTAAACTTCCAAGGTCTTGCCTCGGATCGTGCGGCTTATCGTTTAGGCGATCAGTTTGACCAAGACGTACTTGGTTACTTAACAGGCTTTAAACAGTCTGCATTACATGGAAGTCCAGACACTGTAAATACTACCGTAAATGGTACAGTTGCAGTTTCTACAGCAGGAACTGACGAACTATTAGCGTCAATGAAAATTACCGCTGGTAACTTTGGTGGTACGGCTGGTGAAGCTCTTGCTTTACAACCTCGTACTGGTGGAGCTACTGACTCAACACCTGCTGCTGGTGATACTTTCCCACTAACCGTCATTGCACGTATGTCACGTCTGTTGGATCAACAGAATGTGGATACACAAGGCCGTTGGTTGGTTGTAGACCCAGTATTCATGGAACTTCTAAAAGATGAAGATTCACGTTTGTTTAATGCTGACTTTGGTGGTTCTGGTTTACAGAATGGTCAAGTTGGAACTAACATTCATGGTTTCCGTGTATATACTTCTAACAACTTACCTACTGTTGGTAGTGGTCCTTCCTTTGCTGGAACGAACTCAACTGCTAACTTTGGTATGATTGTTGCTGGACACGACTCAGCCGTTGCAACTGCAGAGCAGATCAACAAAACTGAGACATATCGTGACCCAGACAGCTTCTCGGACATTGTTCGTGGAATGCATTTGTATGGACGAAAAATACTACGTCCAGAAGCCTTGGTTAACGCCAAGTATCACTTAGCTTAAAGGGAGGAAATAACTTATGGCTACTTTAACAGCATTATTACAAACCGCCCGTGGTGATTCACCTCGTGGTCGCAGCGCTTATTTAGTTGAGATGACGATTGATCTTACTGCACAGGCTATTGATTGTTCATCTGGGGATATAGTTCAGGCTATAGCAATTCCAGCGGATACAGTAATTCTTTGGGCTGGTGTACAGGTTGTCGAAAGCGCAACTATGAACACTGGTACAAATGCTACTGTTGTTCTTGGTACTGCAATTGATCCTAATGAATACGTTGCTGCATTTGACATTGATGGAGCTGCCGATCTTGCATATGCTCCAACAGTGGCTCAGGCAGGTGTACTTATTAGTGCAGCCGCAGACACAATGGACGTAACCTTCGCAGGTGACGGTGCAACATTCTCAGCAGGTAAACTTCGTGTTTACTGTATGCTTATGGATGTTAGTGCTCAAGGTTCATTAGAAGGTACTGAAGTTGCTCGTGACGCACTTGCATAAATAAAATACTGAGGGGGCTGGTTTTGTACTGGCCCCTTTAGGCTATGTTAAATCTTTAGGTAAAATAATGACACTCACATATCTTACATTAGCTAACGACGTTATTACTCGTATGAATGAAGTAGCATTAACTTCTGGTACATTTAATAATGCTAGAGGTATACAAATACAGTGTAAGAATGCTGTTAATGAAGCAATACGTTTTATTAACCAAAGAGAATTTTCTTATCCATTTAATCACGCTATAAATAATTCTACATTGGTTCCGGGAATATCAAGGTATACTTTGCCTACAGATTCAAAGCATGTAGATTACAATACCGCAAGAATAAAAAAAGATAATGACTTAGGTTCTTCAGGTACTAGTCTTACTATACTTACATATAATGAATACATAAGTAAAGACTATGCAAACCAAGAAGATGATGTTATATCTACTACACTAAACGGTACACACACAAATTCAATAACAACAATAACACTTACTTCTGTTACTGGTCTTGCCGCAACAGGAACTATACATGTAGGCAGTGAGCAAATTACATATACAGCAATATCTAGTAGTACCCTTACAGGTTGTACACGAGGTGCTGGTGGAACTACTGCCGCCGCTTACGCCAGTGGAGTAACGGTAACACAATTTGATAGTGGTGGTATGCCAAAAAATATAGTTCGTACTCCGGACAATAACTATTTATTATATCCGTACCCAGATAAAGAGTACAAACTTGCTTTTGATTACTACACATTTCCAGCCGATTTAGTTGCACATGATGACACTACAACTATTCCCGATAGGTTTAAGCCTGTTATCATAGGTGGCGCTACTGCTTTTGTATATCAGTATAGAGGTGAAGTAAATCAATACCAACTTAACTTTCAAAGATTTGAACAGGGTATTAAGAATATGCAAACACTTCTTGTTAATAGGTTTGACTACCTTAGCTCTACAGTAATAGAGAGACATTAATGCCAGATAGTTCTCAAACACAACCAGTAGCATTTAACTGTGAGGGTGGTTTAGTTTTAAATCGCTCTACGTTTCAGATGGAGCCGGGTCAAGCTTTAGTTTTAGAAAACTTTGAGCCTGACATTGAGGGTGGGTATAGAAGAATAAATGGTTTTCGTAAATACGTTAATGTAATTGTACCACAAACTTTTAATGCAAATGAAACCGTAATAGGATTAGCTAACTTTAATAACCAAGTTATAGCCTGTAGAGGTGAAAAGATTTATCGTGCAGCTTCTACTGAATTAGCTATATCTATTAATCAAACCGATACAATGTCTGGTTCTGGTATAATTAAAGTAGATAATGCTACTGGTTTTCCTACAAGCGGTACTTTGACACTTCTTGGAGCTACAACTCAAGACGGTAGTACTGGTGTTACTGAAACATTTGATTATACAGGAGTTAGCCTAACAGCAACACCAAATGAATTTACTGGTGTAACACGTTCTGGTAATAGTCAAAGTACAAAAGGTAAACACTTAGCAAATGTAACAGTTTCCCCTGAGTGGACAGAAATAGACTCAGGAAGAACAGGTGCAGTAAAGTATAGAACTGAAAGATTTAATTATGATGGTAGCGAAAAGATTATCTTTGTTGATGGCGACAACGCACCTGTAGTTTTTAATGCTTCTTTTAGTGCTACTGATGTAACTACTACTGCAGTTGTAGGTTCTAAGTTTATTGCCTCTTTTAAATCTCATATGTTTTATGCAGGTAAATCTACTACACCAGAAGAGTTAATATTTAGTGCACCTTTTAATGAAGATGATTTTACTTCTGGTAATGGTGCAGGTAGTATTAGAGTAGACGATACTATCACAGGAATGAAAGTATTCCGTGATTCATTATTTATATTCTGTGAAAATAGAATATTTAAACTAGTAGGAAATACGTCAAGCGACTTCCAGATAATCCCTGTTACTAGAAATATTGGTTGTCTTAATGGTGATACTATACAAGAATTTGCAGGAGATTTAATTTTTCTTGCAGCAGA